AATAATTTTTATTAAATAAATTTTATTTTGCAAAATTATTAATTCTGTTATTTCAGCGCGAGATTTCCAAAAAGTTATAGGATATTTTGTGTTATAATAAAATTTTACAAATTATTTTTGATTATTAGATTTTCGCGCTGGATCACAGAACTAGATATTTTTGTTAATTAATAATTTTTATTAAATAAATTTTATTTTGCAAAATTATTAATTCTGTTATTTCAGCGCGAGATTTCCAAATTATAGGATATTTTGTATCATAATAAAATTTTACAAATTATTTTTGATTATTGGATTTTCGCTCTGGATCACAGAATTAGATATTTTTGTTAATTAATAATTTTTATTAAATAAATTTTATTTTGCAAAATTATTAATTCTGTTATTTCAGCGCGAGATTTCCAAAAAGTTACAGAATATTTTGTATCATAATAAAATTTTACAAATTATTTTTGATTATTGGATTTTCGCGCTGGATCACAGAATTACATATTTTTGTTAATTAATAATTTTTATTAAATAAATTTTATTTTGCAAAATTATTAATTCTGTTATTCAGAGCAATATCCCTCAAGTTAGAAAAAAATAAATTATAAAATATTATCAGATTATTTTTTTATCATAATAAAAATACAAATACTATTTTGACTATAAAAAATGATATTTTTAACATTATTATTTAACATTAATTATTTGGTTCTATAATGAAAGATTTTAATTTAAATATTGATATAATTACATTTTGTATTTGTGAATATATTGGTATTAATTGTAACGAATACTTAACATTAATTGGAAAAGAAAATGAAAATCCCATTTATTTACAAGATGTATTGATAACGACAATATTGATGTAGCTTATGTTAAATATATTTTGATAATCAATGACGATACTGGCATAAAAAATATAAAACGTAACTGATATTATTTTCGAAAATGATTATAACATAAAATTAAAACCAAAAATGATACCAAATACTGTTGTTTCAATTAAATTTGGCATTTCCTATAACAAAGACATAGAGGAAAAATGTTTTTCAAAATTAACTATACTCTTTAACATTTAATTCATCTTTTAACAACAAAATTTCAAAAAATGCTTTTCCAAGATCGTTAAAAATATTTTATTTTAACTTTGATTTTTCAAATAAGTTGTATCGTAATATAATTCTACCTGATTTAGAAAAATTAAAACTTGATCATTATTTTGATTACAAATATTTGTATAAAAACGAAATTCTTCCAAAATCTCTTAAATATCTTAAATTATCCTATTATGAAGTTAATGAATTTTGTCATAGTGTTATTTTTCCCAGAGATTTACACACACTAGTCTTTGGTAGTTTTCATAAAGGAATTTTAATAAATTGGTCCGAAAAATTTGATGGTATTCTTAATATAAAAAATTTACCATCATCTATCAAAACAATTAAATTTGGTGATTACTTTAATCAATTATTAAATAAAGATTCATTCTCCAATTCTTTAACATCGCTTTCATTTGGTTATTATTTTAATTCTAAATTGACCTAGAAAATACTACCATTATCATTAAAAGAATTAGAGTTAGATAGGGATTATGCCTATAAGGAAAAAATTGAAACAATATGTAAAAAAAATATAATCTTAAAATATAGAAAATAACACATATTTTACCGACACAAATATTAAATTTGTTGATATATATTATATGAACATTATATTACTTTTTTTATTCGGAGAACTTATATTTTGGGCATCAGTTTTAATATGTTTTTTGATGGATAAATTTTTACCGGACAATTTTATAAGTAAATATAAATTACATAAATTAAATAAAGATAATTCCAATACAATTGATAGACTTAGTTTTATGAAAGGTTATTCATTGAAAACATTTGGTTTAGTTATTTTAAATCATATAGTTTCCATACCATTATTTTATCTGATAAATTTGTATTATAATAAGTTCTTTAGTGATCCATTACCACATTTTATATATATATATTTTCAATTCCTCATTATGATATTATATAGTGATATATTATTTCACATAACTCATTATTTACTGCATAGAAAATTATTATATAAATATATACATAAAATACATCATAAATTTAAACAACCCATTGGAATAAGTTCACATTATGTCCATCCAATAGAATTCTTGTTATTGTTAATCCCAGTATTATCAGCACCTGTAATATTAAAAATACATCCTCTAATATTCTATATTTGGATCTTTGTAATAATAATTAATAATGTTTTTAGTCACAGCGGTTATATGACTAAATATCACTATTTACATCATAAAAAAAATTATGTTAATTATGGAAGTAATCCATTATTTGATAAATTCTGTGGGACCTTTGAAAAATAATTTCTTATTTAGCTATTTTAAAAAGAATTCTATATTGATTATAGACTCCTTTTAATTTGTTTTCACGATTTTCTAATTTATCATACCATGGTTTTAATTTGGCATTTTTTTCATAATATCCATCCATTTGTTCAATGAATAATTCTAATGTTTCACAAGTTATTAAACTTCTTGCTACCAAATGAAATGATGGTAAATATTTATTTAACACATCTATATCATATTCAAAATGTTTATATAGTCCTTTTCTTCCAATATCTTCACCTTTAGTGTTGTATCTAAAATTATGCAAATATTTTGGACAAGTTGGATAACAACAATGATATTTCAATAATCCATTACTTTGTATTTCTAGTTTGTCATCATCTGGTCTAAATCTATTTAATTCTTTTACTTGTTCATGAGTGAATATATTTGGTAAAAATTTATGATATTCTATAAAATCGGTACCACGTTTTAATTTTCTCTTTAATCTATTATTTTTGTTGTTTTCAAATATTTTCATTTGATTATATTTCTTTTTAATTATTTCTTGTTGTTCTAAAACATGTTCTTTTATTATTTTTCCAGGATTTGTAAATACTAGATTTTGTCTCATCAATGACTTGTGATATTTGATACCTTCTAAAAATAATGCAACTTGGGTTTCTTTTCCATCAAAATCTTTTGCTGTTGATTCTAAAAATTTTTTCATTGATATATTTTTTAATTCTTCTATCATTTTTTCCAATTCTATTGTGTAATATAAATTTATAAATCCAAATACAGCAACTAATGCAAATGGAGTTGTATTTGAATATCTGTTCCTGTAAAATTTATTCGTTTGTTCAACTGCATATTGCAAATTCATTTTGTAATTTTCTTCAAAATATTTTTCATTTGTTATTTTTTCTGGTATCAATAATATTTTTCTAATATGTGACATTTCAGTTTTAGTTTTTGTTTTTTTATAAAATGCTCTACAAGATCTCATTACACATTCTGCCATTACAGACATTTTGAAATTAACGTTTTCGGGAGATATGTAATCACATATTTTTTTAATACGAATTGAATCATCTAGAGATATCAAGAGCGCAAGTATTATATTAATTGATGCTATTCCATATTTTTCTGTTAATAAATGATTTATTGATTCCTTTTTATCAATAGATTGTTCAATATTTTTAATTAATTCAATTAAAATAATATTTTTTTTAACTATTTTAATTACTATTTTTGTTAGATAATATATTTGTTCCATTTTAGCTTGATATTCTGATTCTTCAATAATGTCAATAGGATATTTAATGATATTTACATATTTGTCTTTATTAAGTGAAATAAATATTGTTTCGATTACACACACCCATGAATTTACATATAATGCCATTTGTTGTGTTGATATATTTAGATAGGGATTTCGAGTGAATACATAACCATATTGAAGTTGTTTGATTATTTTTTCTTCTTCAGTCTTGAAAATATTATAATTCGGTAAAAAGTCACTCGTAACTGAATATGGTAATTTTAATCCAAATTCCTCAACATTAACAATATCACATATTTTGTATTTATTTAAACTAACCTTATTTACTATTATCAACCAAGGTTCCACCTCTGATGATGCTGTCCTTGTTAAATCCAAACCATAGCATTTTTCGTCTATTAAAAACAAAATATCTGATAATTCTTTAATTTTTCCTTCAAAACCAACAATAGGTTTGTCTAGTTGGATTTCATTGACTCTTCTCATTATTGATTTGTTATACTTCATTTTGATTAGTCTATTAAACCATTTTGTTTCGAATTTTACCCCACATAAACTTTTCAAATCACTTAATAATGTTCTAATATCGAGATAGAATCCCCTAACTAAAGAAACATTTTTATCTTTATTTGATAATAAATATTCATTCATTCGTTCCATTATTATATCTGCAAATACAGAAATTAGATTACTATAACGCAAATACTTTTCTTTTCTGCATATTATATAATTTCTAAAATGTGCTAATAATTTTGTCAACATTGCAATTGATTTTTCAATATTTATTTTGTCACTGACATTTATTGGATAATCTTTGTAATTTAAAATTAAATGACTCGGTATTTTACCTTTGAAAATTACTATGTTTCTGGTTTCAGTATTCCATTTTGGATCCTCGATAAAACTTGTTAAAAATCCACTCCCAATTGTTCCTTGTGGATATGGAATTGAATATTTTAAATAATTACATTGAAATATGTTTCTATTTTCAGAAATTATTGAATTAAATACTTCTCCAACATTTTTTAAATCTTTGTGTATTTTATGACAAATTTTCTCGTAAAAATTTATTGTTGTAAATTTTGATTTTATATGAAGAATATTTTCTATTTCTTTTAATTGTATTTGGCTCGTTTCAATAAATATTAATTTCGTTACAATTGATTTCATTTTTGCGTGAATTTTGTATTTATTAATAATTTTTTTAGTATTTTCTTTAGTTAATTTGATCATATCTGTCGGAATTAATAAATAGATTATTGAAATAAAATCGTTTGTATTTGATATTGTTATCTTATCCAAAACCTTATCCAAATTTTTAAACAATTCACCCACATCATCTTTAGATCTTGTTATCTCTTTTTTGGTAACATCAGATCCTAAATTTTTTATAAATTCCTTTAAACTTTTTTGATAAATATTGTTAATATAATCATCAAACATTATGATATAATGCTTGATTTGAGTTTCGGTAAATTTTATTTCTGATTTTAATTTTTCGGATAATTCAACCAAATAATAATCATTAACTATTTTATTGAATTCTACAGTTAAATCTTTTTCCTTTTCTCCAAAGACTTTTTTTGGATATAAATCTATAATTTTTTTCCCGTTGCTAACATTTTTTGAGGAATAAAATATATATGTCTTTAAGCTTTCACATTTTTTTATTTTTAATTTAAATATAGGAATTACCAGATCACTTTTTGAAGTTACTATTATTTTCCCATCTGGTGATACGATTGTTTGATATGTTGTTGTGTCTTTTTTTGGCTTCTCCTTTTTTGGATATATGTATTTGAAACTTCCTTGATATGGGATCATAATGCCATAATTTTTTTCTTCTTCTAAAAATTTAACATTTCCTGGAATTATTAAATTTGCTAATAATATTATTGAACCATTATTATCTATAAATGAATAACATTCGGCCAAATTTGGAAAATGAGATGTGTATATGCCATCACCATAATAATTACCGTTAAGATATGATATTATACGTCCTGTTTCTGGACATTGTTCACCTGGCATTAGATAGCCATTTCTTATTATTGATTCAACAGTGTCAATACAATTTGTACCGTGAAAAGTCACACATGGGGTTTTACTTTCTTTTGTGTAGTATTCTTTTGCTAACTTGGCAAATCTATCAAATGATTCCTCATAAATTATCGATTCGATATTTTCAAGTATCAATTTACTTTTTTCGAATTTTTTCATATGAATTTTTATTCTTTCTTCTAATAGTTTTATTGTTTGGGAATAATTATATTCTGAATAAGTTTTACAAAATCCAAATAGATTAGATTCATTTAAGCGAATTTTTGATGATTCGTTCGTATTTTTCATATTTATTTATATTATTTATTTTAATCAATGTTATTTTTCAAAAATTAAACAATTCAATTTTTTAATTTTTGATTTCATATTCAATTAATTTGAATATATTACCATTATAAAAAGTCATCTTCCCGCCTCCGGCGATTCTCTAAAGCGAAGCATCTCCGATACAAATTAGTTTAAAATAAAATTATTTCTAGATGCATCGAAGATGCTTTGCAAAGCAGACCAGCATAGCTGGAAATAACTTTTTAATAATAGATCATTTATCGTATTATTACTCATAATCTTTGGAAGATATAATACAAATCATTAGTTTGCCATTTTTATGATTTTACCTTTAAAGAACTTCATTATTAAAAATATAAATGTTTTAAGACGTTAGCATCTAAAAATATTTAAAAACTATCACCTCCGAAAACAAATTAAATTATAATTTGCTAATAGATAACGCATGTATAATTTCGAAAAAATCAATGACTTTTAGGGCTAGTAATAATTTAATTATTATAAAATTTATTTAAAAAAATTGCAAAAATGTTAATAAAAATGTTAAAATTAATAGATTATTCGGACCGGCTCCGTCGACCAATGCTGGTAACTTAAGGTTTTTTAGATGCAATTGCATGTTATACAATTATTTTTTTCTTATTATTTTTTTTTATTTATTTAACATGGATTAATAAGTTATATTTGTATTTCCATTTATATTTTCCTAATTTTATTTAACTTGATATTTATTTTTTATTTTATATCCATTTTATTTTTTTTAATTTTTAATATTTACAGGAATATTAACTAATATCTTATCCAAAACGATATTATAATAACAACAATAATTAATTACTTGATTAAATGGAATTCCTGTTTATTTGTTTCATTAATGAATTAAAAAATAATACTTATATTATTTTTAAAAACAAATTATTTTCTAAATGTAATAATTTTGCGGAATAAGATATTGGAAAAATTCAATTAATTCAAACCTATCTTAATATAATGAATTACTATTAATATTTTTTAATAATTTGATGTTTATTTATGACATATTTTCAGAAATTTTACATAGGTTCACCTTTTTAAGATGCATTATACGTTAAACACATGTTTAATAAACATATTATGATAATAATTATTATAAAAAATAATTATTAAGGTAATTAATTAATAAAAAAAATTATGATTGTTTATGGCGTTTGCAACTGAAAGTCCATCTACTTCTAGACTGTTTTGAAACTCTTTCGTATGACAAATTTCTTATTATTGGTATTAAATTTTTCAATAATATTAAATATATCTTTGTAATTATATTCTTGTAATTTTTTTCATAAAATATTTGTATCATTTTTTCTATTGTAATTTTGAACTGATTTCATAATTTATTTTCTTTACGGCGTTATTATAATGTGTTCCTAATAGTAATTCATTATACAAAGACAAGTTTGATATTAATTGAATTACTCCTATATCTTGTTCCACAAAATTTTTACATTTAGAATTTAATTTGTTCAATCCTTCTACGTACTTCGGATATCTTATGCTTGTTTCTACTCCCCATCTTCTCCTATAAATTTCCTTTATGTATTCTATCCCATATTTTTTTACTTAATGTCGTAACAATATAATAAGTTTTATATGATTTTTCACCTGTTAATTTTTCTTTTATTTCTACATTATAAAATATTATATGTAATTTTGTATTTACTACAATTCGTTTTCTTTTTGAATCTATTAATTTTTATACAATTTTAGGTCTTTCCTTAATCTGAAGACACAATTAATTCCTAATTTGTAAGTCATTTCCAACAACTCTTCTGAGTAATATCTACTATCTGTAAATATGATATCACCTTTATTTAGAAATTTTAATTGCCTTTTATAATAATTTCTTTCATTAAATTCTTATCAAAGGTATAATTTATTATTAAATTGTTTTCGATATCATACAATAACAAAATTTATTAAATCATTATTAAGATCATAAAAGATACTACTAGGAGTATTTTTTTCTTTTGTTAATAGTAGCAGTTTTTGTAAAGGGAACAAAATGCAAACTGAATAATGAAACAATTTTAGAATAACTACTGTAACAAGAAAGTTTTTTGCGATAAATAAAAATAATAATTTGAAATTAATAATACGAGATCTTTTACAAATAATTTTGTTAATATTATCAAATATATTATTCATAAAATTATGGAGATTATCAATTGATGAAGAAAAGTCTTTAATAATGTCCTTATAATAAAATAATCTATTCATAAATATAAAATGAAAGAAAATAAAAATAATTCTAGAAAGCGAAAATATAATATTATTAATGATTTAAAATAATTTTTGAAAAAAAAAAATTGGAAAAATATAAAAAAACCAACGTAAACGATCTATAAAATCCTTAAGTTACCAGCATTGCCCGGCTTTGCCGGGTTCGCTTCGCGAAACTTTCCGAAAAATATTTGTTTCGCAAAGCATCTTCGATGCAAAATTATTAATTTA